ACTACTAGAGGTACTTTAGACACTGAAGCTACAAATATTGGTACAACTGATATTCAAGTTTTAGCTGACTTTACAGGTACAGATGGTGATGGAACAACTGGTAATGCAACTGTTACTGTAATGTATATGCAGAACAATAGTATTGCTGATGCTGGAAACACACCATAATAATACTTTTGGGGGGACCCTTAGGGGTCCTCCTTATAAGGAGATAATATGTTAGAATTTTTAAAAGAAAAAGGCGAAGCTTTAAAAAATTTTTTAGATAAAGATGATAAAGAAAAAGAAGAAAAATCATCTGTTGAAAAATTAATAGATTTTCAAGAAGCAAAAAAAGCTGCAGATATAGCTCTTTCTGAAGAAGATAAAAAAATTCAGTCTATAGAAGATACTGAAGAAACTGAAAGTATAGAAAAAATACTTTCAGAAGAATCAGCAAAAAAAGAAACAGAAAATAAAGAAAAAGATTTAGAAGATAAATTAAAAGATATTGAAAAAGTTATTTCTACATTTGGTTCTCAAAAATCTTTAGGTTCAACTAAAGATCCTTTTAAAGGAACTTCTTTTAGTTTAAATAAACCAATAGATTTTTCAACTCAGGTAGCTAAAAATTATGTAGCGCCTTATTTACAACAACCAACTAGCCAAGACGACAGAATTGCGTTATTATTTGAAAATCTTAAAAAACAAAATTTAATATAGGAGGAACAATGGCAGGATCAGATATCTCAGCGAATAGCGTAACTACTTCAGGTTCTAATGTTGCAGCTTTTAGTGGACCTACAAGACTTAAAGGTTTTATTATTACACCATCAGCAACAGCGGGAACTGTAACTTTTGTAGACGATGCTACAACTAAATTTGTAGTAACAACAGGTGCTAGTGCAGATAGTGGACCTATTAACATAAGTTTACCAGATGAAGGTGTAAAATTTAACACTAACTTAAAAGTTAATATTTCTGCAAATGGTGCTAGTGGCGTAACAGTATTTTTTGGATAATGGCTACATCAAATACAGCAACATTTAATCTTACAGTTAATGACTGTATACAAGAAGCATTTGATAGAATAGGAGGAGATCCTATTTTAGGTTATGACGTGCGTTCAGCACGTAGAAGTCTAAATATAATGTTTAGTGATTGGGCTAATAGAGGTTACAATCAATGGACTGTAGAATTAAAAGATTTATCTATTTCTCAAGGCACTGTTGAATACACTTTAGATTACGATACTGTTGATATCATAAATGCAAATGTTTTAGATGGATCAACTGAGTATAGTATGACTAGATTAGGTCTTAATGATTATGCTGCAATTTCAAATAAAACACAACAATCAAGACCAACACAATTTTATTTACAAAGATTAAATACTCCTGTTATTAAAATATATCCTGCACCAGATAAAGCATATACTATAAGATATTATAGAATGAGAAAAATACAAGATGTAACAGCATCTACTGTAGATGGAGTTCAACAAAATTTTGATATACCTTTTAGAGCTTTTGAATGTATGTGTGCAGGCCTAGCTTATTATCTTTCTAAAAAAAGAGTTAATATAGATCAAGCTCAAAGAATGGAATTAAAAACTGATTATGAACAAGCATATACAAGATTAGTTGCAGGTGATGATACACCTTCTACAAGAATTTTACCTGCTACTACTAACAGATTTTATACATAATGTCAAATAAATTAGGCGATAGAAGTACAAGACCACATAGAGCACCACATAATAAATTTTCTGGTGGACAATATGCAAGAGCTATTTCAGATCGTTCTGGATTAGAATTTCCATATCAAGAAATGGTTTTTGAATGGAATGGATCATTTGTACATAATTCTGAATTTGAACCTAAACAACCACAATTAGATTTAACTTACTTTACAGACGCACAATCTTTACAAGACGCAAGACCTCAAGCAAATTTATCTGCAACTGGAGGAGTACCAGATCAAATAAATGTAATATTTCCTCCAACTGGATCTATACCAGCAATTGGTATAGCACAAGCAAGCACAAATTTGTTATCAACTGATTTAGGAAGTGTTACAGTAGTAACATCATGAATATAGAAAAAAAATATGGTGTTATGATTGCTACACCTTGTTATGGCGGTCAACTTACTGAAGCTTATTTACATGGAATATTAAGCACAACAGTAAAAGCTCAACATAAAGGAATTCAAGTACATCTAAATACCATGGGAAATGAAAGTTTGATTACTAGAGCAAGAAATACTTTGGTTACTCAATTTTTAGATTTTGATGAAAAAGAACCTGATAGATTTACTCATTTATTATTTATTGATAGTGATATTGGTTTTAACGCAGAAAATGTAATTAGATTAGTTGAATCAGGTTATGATGTATGCGCTGGAATTTATCCAAGAAAATCTATAGATTGGAAATCTGTACCTAAATTTATAAAAGAAAGTGGAGAAGAAAATATAGAAGCTAAAGCATTAGGATATAATTTAAATTTTGCACATCCAACTAATATTAAAGTTAAAAATGGATTTACTGAAGTTTTAGATGCTGCCACTGGTTTTATGTGTATTAAAAAAGAAGTATTTTATAAAATGAAAGAAGCTTACGCTAATTTAAAATATACGTCTGATCAAATAATAAATAATGAAAGGTTTAGTAGTAACAATTGTTATGCATTTTTTGACTGTATTATTGATGAAAAAAGTAATAGATATTTATCAGAAGATTATGCTTTTTGCAGATTATGGCAAAAAATAGGTGGTAAAATTTTCGCTGATGTAATCAGTCCACTTACTCATTATGGAACTTATCCATTTAGAGGAAATGTATGGACTAAATTTGATGTAGAAGGAGTAAATAAAAATGCCAATGACATACAGCAGTCTAAAGACTGATATACAAACTTGGGCAGAAAACACTGGAACTGATTTTACAAATCAATTAGATACTTTTATTGATAATACACAACAAAAATTATCGAGAGAAATAGATCCTGTTGGTTTTAATCAAAATGTAAATTCATCTACAAGTGTTGGAGATAGATTTATTACATTACCATCTGCAATTGAGCCAATGTTAATTAATTATGTTAATATAATTGTAAATAATGAAAGACAATTTTTAGAAATAAAACCTTTAGAGTATGTTCAAGAATATTGGCCTAATGCTTCTATTACATCAACACCTAGATATTTTTCAAATTTTGATGATAATACTTTGTATATAGCACCAACTCCAGATGCTGAATATACCATAGAGCTTGGATATCAAGGAAGAATAAATCCTTTATCAAATACTAATACTACTAATTGGTATACTGAAAATGCTTCTGATGCTCTTTTATATGGTAGTTTATCTGAAGCAAATCTCTTTACAAAGAACATGGAAGACTATAATATATATAAACAAAAGTATGTCGAAAGTGTGGCTGCTATCAATAATGAAGCTCGTAGAAGAAGAAGAACTGATTACAAGTTTCCTGGTAGTCCACTAGGCGAGAATACATTAACTGGAGGACAATAAACATGGCAATATCTCAAGCGATTACAGTGTCGTTTAAACAAGACTTAATGTCGCCTGGTGGAAACTTAGAAGCTCAGACATTAAAGTGTGCACTTTACGACAACACTGCAACTCTAAATCAAAATACTACCGCTTATATTACAGCTAATGAAATATCAAGCAGTGGTACTAATTACACTACTGGCGGAGCTACATTAACTAATGTTGCTATTTCGACTGATGGAACAACAGCAATTTTTGATGCTGATAATGTTTCATTTGCAAATGCAACAATTTCTGCTCAAGCTGCATTAATCTACAACGCAAACAATAGTAATTCTTCTATTGCAGTTTTAGATTTTGGTGGTGTAAAAACATCTACTAATGGTACATTTGAGTTACAGTTTCCTAACGCAGACGCATCAAACGGCTTAATTAGAATAGCATAAGGAGGTAAATCCTTATGTCCCTGGCAAGAACATTTACAGTTACCGTTGCCAATCCCGGGTCAGGTAATAGATATTATCTTGATGGTGTATTGCAAGCAACAGCATACTTAGCTGTATCAGGAACATATCGTTTTGATCAATCTGATAGTTCAAATGCAACTCATCCATTAAGACTTTCTGAAACACCAAATGGTACTTGGGGAGGCGGTTCTGAATATACCACAGGTGTAACTACAAATGGAACACCAGGATCTTCTGGAGCTTATACAGAAATTCAAGTAACTTCAAGTACACCTGTTACATTATATTATTATTGTTCAAATCATTCAGGAATGGGTGGTTCAATAAGTATTTCTAGTAATGCTTATGGTTCTTTCTCTTGGAATAAAGGTGCATGGAATCAATTAAATAATGAATCTGTAGCAATTACAGGTCAACAATTAAATACTTCACTAGGAAGTATTACTGTTGATGCTGAAATTAGAACAGGTTGGAGTAGAGGAACATGGTCTTCTGCTGCATGGAATCAAAATCCCGATGCTTTTATTTCTTTAACTACTGCTGGTGAATTAAATTTAGATTTAAATTTAGGTTTTGGTTGGGGAAGAGAAGAATGGAATGTTGGAGATTGGAATTCAAGTTTAGGTTTTGTATTTACTGGTAACGGTAATGTATTTTCTACAACAACATTAAATCAATTAAATATTTCTGGAAATTCTGTAACTGTTATAGGAAATTCTACAAACACAATAACTGGACAAGAATTAACTTCATCATCAGGAACAATTGATGCAGATGGTATTGCAAGAGTTTCAATAACAGGTGAAGATTTAGTTACAGCAACAGTTAATACATTTGCTGTAGTTGCTGGAGGAGCTATTACAATAAATACTCCTACTTTAGAAGCTAATGTATCATTAAATAATGATGGAATTGTTGTAGGTCTTGCTACATTTTTAAATGTAACAGGTATAGGATTAACTGTTGATCTTTCTAATGTAAGTGCAGTTACAAATAATACAATTGATATTACGGGCATGCTTGCAAATTCAAATGTTGGTACAATAAATATTTCTGCAAGTCAAATATTATCAATTACAGGACAAGAATTAACTATTTCTTTAGCTAATATTGTACCTAATTCACAAAACTTCTTACCCATAACTGGAAATCAAGCTAATATTTCTTCTTCTACAATAAAATTTTGGGATCCAATTATTGATAATAATCAAGAAAATTGGACTAATATTCACTAGACAAATGTTTACAAATATATATTATTTACATTATTTTAAATATGGAGTATAAAAAATTATGCCATCAAGTTTTACATCAAGATTAAAATTAGAGAGACAAGCTTCTGGAGAAAATTCAGGAACTTGGGGAAATCTAGTTAATTATGTTTTAAATAGAGTAGATGCTTCTGTTTCTGGTTATCAAGCGGTGCCTGTAGGAGGTTCAGCAAACGTAACATTAACATCTAATAATTCAACTTCAAATACTGATGATAGTACAACAGACGATCAAGTTCACAATGCAACCTTAGAATTCACTGGTACTTTAACTGGAGACATTCATGTATTTACTGATGCTGTAGAACAAAATTATGTAGTTTTTAATAATACAAGTGGATCACAAACATTAAAATTTGCAAATACAGGTCACGCTGCAAATGCAATTACACTTAAACAAGGTGCTAAAACAATTGTATATACAGATGGTTCTACAATGTTTGATGTAATGGCAGATTTAGGAGATGTTGCAATGACATCTGTAACTTCTTCAGGAAATGTTGCTGGAACAAATATAATTGGTTCTGCTAATGTTTCTGGAACTAATTTAGTTGCAACAGCAAATACTGTAGATATTCAAGGATCTGCACCAAATGTAATTGCAACAAACGGAACAAATACAGATTTATTATTATCTCCAAAAGGTTATGGTTTAGTAACTTTTAATGGTGGAGGAAAAGTTCAACAATTAAATGAAAAAGTAAATACTTCAGCAACAGCAGCAACTGGTACAATAAATTTTGATGCAATTGATGGTGCAATACAAAATTTTACAACTAATGCTTCTGCTAACTGGACATTTAATTTAAGAGGTAATTCTTCTGTTACATTAAACAATTATTTAGATACAGGTGAAAGTATTACAGTTGCGCATATTGTACCTCAAGGTTCTACTGCTTATTATGCAAATGTAGTACAGGTTGATGGATCAACTGTTACTCCTAAATGGGTAGGAGGTGCTCCTACAGAAGGAACAGCTAGTGCTACTGATACTTATACTTACACTGCTATTAAAACTGCAGCTAACACTTACACTGTATTAGCTCAATTAACATCTTTTGAATAGAAAGGAGTTTTATGCCAATTCTTGGATCTTTTGCAGCTTCTTCAGCAAGAGGAACTAAAGGAGCCGGAGCCGGTGGCTTTGGTGTAGATTATTTAGTTATCGCTGGAGGTGGATCTGGAGGAGCGCCAAACGGTGGAGGAGGCGGAGCTGGAGGTATGAGATTTTCAGCTTATGGACCTAGCCCATTAAACAGCGGTACACAATTAACTATACAACCTGGTACAACTTATCCAGTTGTAGTAGGTGGAGGTGGTCCACCACAAGGTTATCCAGCACCACAAGTACAAGATAGAGGTGGATCTTCATCTTTTAATCCTTCTGGCACAGACGGAGTAGATGCTATTACTTCAACAGGTGGAGGAACAGATGCTCCATCATCAAAAAGACCAGGAGGTTCGGGCTCAGGTACTGTAGGTTGGTGTGGAGTTCCAGGAGGAAGTGGTAATACACCTCCAACAAGTCCCCCTCAAGGTGAACCTGGTGGAGTTGGTCAAGGTGGCGGAAAAGCAGGATCATCTGGCGGCGGAGGAGCTGGTGAAGCAGGAAAACCAGGAGGAAGTCCAAACCCAGTTGGTGGAAATGGTGGTTCGGGAGTAGCATCAAATATTACAGGATCTCCAGTAACTTATGCTGGCGGTGGAGGATCTGGAAATGACGGTAGAGGATTTTGTTCAAGATCAGGCTCAGGTGGTTCCGGCGGCGGAGGCTCTGGAAATGGAGGAGCTGGATCTCCAAATACCGGCGGCGGTGGCGGAGGTGGAGGCTTTCCTTCTCCAGCAAGTGGAGCTGGTGGATCTGGTAGAGTAGAGATAAGAATATGTGCATGTAATGCACCTTTAATTTCTGTAACACCTGGAAGTAATTCTTTAGTAACAGTACCTGCACCAGCAGGTGGAGGAAAAGTAGCTAGATTTTTAGTTAGCGGAAACTTAGTGGTAGCATAATGGCTCATTTTGCAGAATTAGATAAAGATAATAAAGTTTTAAGAGTAGTGGTTGGTTGCAACACAGATATTGCAAATAATGGTGGAGAACAGTCAACACAAGCTGCAACTCATTTTGAGACAGTCGTACCTTTATCTGCAAATGGTGTTAAGTGGGTTCAAACTTCTTATAATCATAATTTCAGAAAACAATATGCAGGAGCAGGTGATACTTATGATGAAACCAATGATAGATTTTTAAAAGGTAAACCTGGTGCTGCATGGACTTATAATACAGATGGTGATTTAGTACCACCTATGCCGATGCCAAGCGATGATAAAATATATATTTGGGATGAAGACGCTTATCAAGCAGACAATACTACTGGTTGGGTACCATTACCTAATCAACCAGAATAATCTAATTTAAAATTGTAGGCAAAAGATATTCTTTTTTTGTTATTATTTTTCTGTAAAACATTGTGTATTACATGAGATTTAAACATAACTAATAATCCCTCTCTTGGTTCAACTATAAAACTTCTCCAAGTATATTTATTTTTTTTGTCAAAAGTTTGTTCAACACTTTCAGGTTCGTGAGAATGAAAAATTAAATTACTATTATCTTTAACAACTTTGTAAAAATAAAC